AAAATTTTGAATAAAATTATCTTTATTCTTTATTGGTAGAATCATTATTTTCGTTTAATTTGATTCGTATATTAATTTCTTTTGCGTTTTTTGCAATTCTCTTTTCAATTAAGCTCACAAATTTACTAATTTGTTTTTCAACGGCAGATACCCGCTCTATTAAGCTATTCAATAGAGCGGGATCTCCTGTAATTTGTGGCTGAGGAGCAACTGGTTGTTGATATATCTGCTGTTGCTGTTGTGGGAGTTGCTGTTGTTGATGTCGTGGTTGAGATTTTTTATATATCTCCTTATTTACAGGTATATCGTTCATTGTCGCACTTTTTTGAACAATATCCTTATTCAAGCTTTTCGCTTGGTCGTTCATTTGATGAATGAACATTTTTACTGCGACATCTTCGTTCATCTTTTATTCCAAGGTATCAAGCAATTCTTTAACTTTATCATCATCAATAGGAGTTGAATCAGAATCGATTTTTGATTTAGAATCTAAATCATCAAAAGGTAAATCATCTTCTTCAGGTGGAGTGCTTGTGGGTTGTTTTGGTGTAGTTTCTGCTGCAGCCTCTTCTGTAACGCCATGATAATGTTCATTGAGCATTGTCTGTAGCTCGTCATAACTTTTAACAGGAAAAACATTTTCCAAATCAAACGTTTGTTCGTAAACATCTTTAATAGTACTAGTTGTTACTCCTGCGATTTCAGAAGGCATAGCAAAACGAGAACTCACATATGTCGGATACCCGCCTTGCTCTTCAACTTTGACTCGAAAATTACAACCGTCTTTTGAGAGGTCAAAGATCCTTTCACCAAATTCTTCTGCATCTTCTCCTTCCATTGCCTCCATTACAATTTTATGTAATTGACGACCAAATCTAAGAATTTTCACTTTACCTTCATTTTCNGGATTATCAGGATCTTTTACTACATAAACATTAACAAGCCAATTTTCCTTACGATTTAAAGCTTTTGCCTTTTCTTTCTCTTCTTCAGAACCAGTACGAGAGAGTCTATATCGAGCCTCTGCAATAGGATCTCTTTCTCCCCATGTCTGNGGACTAATCGAACTTTGAAATTGTCCCGTCATTTCACTTACCCATCCATGCGAGTAATAATGAAAAAATGTTTTACTAGGATCCTTTACAAACGGTACAAGCCGTAATGTATACGTATTACCTGGCTTTAGTCGCATAATATTACTAGTTGAAGTTTGTTGCGCGGTCTGAGCCATCGCTCCTCTAATTGATTCAAACATATTTTTTGTTGTCATTTTGTTTTTAATATTTTATTTATAGTATTCGTTAATTTTATTCCCAAAGGTTTCATTTTTTTCGAAAATGTATATTTCGATCTCAAACTACTTAGAGTATTATAAAAGCTTCCACATACAAATTCAACTATATTTTTTTCTAGCTTAATATTTTTTTCTGATACATTAAGAGACAATAAGGAATAATAATTAATATCATTATTTTTTAAATCTAAAATAAAATTAGGATATATTCCTGACTGTATGTCGAGATATTGGTCACAACTTGTTAAATTATGTTTAATACACATATCGTAGATAAATTTAAAGCTGTTTCTTAATCTAGTAATATTAAATTGATGATCAGGTTTTGTTAATTCTATATCTGTCGTGTATTTTTTATATGTAGAAATAGCGTTAAATGTACTATAAAAGTCAAGCGGTACATATTTTTCTGAATATAATTTATATGGTGCATTAAAAAATATAATTGGATCTATTTTTTTATTTTTTAAAGTGTTTGATATTTTCTTAAGTAAAACGTATTTTGTATCGTCTAGTTTGTTAAAATCTTTTCGAGGGGTAAATCCTTTTTTATTTCTAGAAGTTTTAAGATAAATATTATATATATTTTTTTCAAATATCGATAATTTATTCATAAATCTATATCATTTTTCTTAAGATATTTAGTTATATATTTACTCTTATATAGATAGGGGTCATGTTGTAAAAATAATTTAACTAATTCAAAATTACTATCTAATAATAACGACCTTTTAAATAATTCTCTGTATTTCTCTTCTTTAAGAACTAATAAAAATACATTTGCGAGATTAATTTTTCTATTTTCGCAAATAGAAATAAAACTACATAACGTTAAAAAGACATGTATCATATCTTTTCGCTCTAAGATTGTATATGGACTATCCATTTAATGGTTCAAATTGTTTACTTAATGCTAATACATTATCGTTTAAGATACCTCCAGCAGCATATTCGTGACCTCCTCCATCACATATTTTTTTTGCGAACTTACTTAAATTAAAATCAATATTTCTATTTCTACGTAGATACACTCTGTTATTTTTTAGATTAATCATCATACATACATCACATGCATGATTATCAATTATAAATTGACCTAAATCATTAATATACTCGCTTGCAAATGTACTAATAAAATCGTATTGTTTCCCTGCTATGGAAAGTTTCGCCTTAAACAAGTCTATACTTTCTCTTAGTTTTTTAAATTTGTAAAAATGATAGCTAATTATTTTATTTTGTTCATTTGTGAATCCAAAGAACCCATTTTCGAAATCATTAATAAAATTTTGCAGTTTGTCACCGTTTGTATACCAGAGGTAAAAATTTAATTTATTACTTTCCGGGTATTTTAATTCATAACAATCATAATCATCCGCAAACGTTATTAATTTTTTTTGTTCTTTAGTTAAGTTAACATTTGGATATATATGANTTAATATTTGATAAATGTGCTTACTACATGATGTTTGCTCTGTATTGATAAATGTTTTTGCCCGGGNGTATTCATCTTCATGTGATTTGTGATGATCAAAAATAATTACATTTTCTTTATCGATTAAGTCTTTAATTTCTGTAGTGTCTAAATCAAAGAAATACACTCTTTTATAATCTTCAATTTTATTGTAGTTAAGCCATCCTAATAGTTTTTCACGGATATTAGAAACCTTTAATGTAACAGCTTTTGGTTTAGTTTGCTTAAACCACGTATAAATTAAATAACTACAGCAACCATCAAGATCTAAGTCGGTAAAGATTATTTCGTCTTTATTTATCATTTGTTTCTTTTTCTGTTAAAATATTGCCATAATGAGGCCAACCATAAACTTCTGGATCTTCTCCTAAATATCGCCAGCGTATTACGTTAGTATCAGGATTGCGTTCATATATTTTAGGTCGTGTTGATTTTTTATTGATATCTTTGGATGTCGTCATAATTATCCTTTGTAATTAATTCTTAAAGCCCAAAAACAAGCAGAATCTATTGATTGTTTTTTCATATCTCCTTGAATCGATTTTTTTAATCGGTCGTTATATTTATCTGGGTGTGTTTTTCTTTTGTCGGGATTCCCAAACATTGATTGTGTAATATATTTAAAATGAAGATTATTACAATCTTCACCGCAAAGCCCGAAGATTTTAATATCACAAAAATCTTTAAATAGATTTATTATTTTATTAAGAGCATTTTGACCGTATTGTCTATAACCGTGAGTTAGATATAGTCTAAGACTTTCCGGTGCAGGTACTAAATGTACTTGAGTAACAGGTTTTTTGTTTTTTAATATATATTCTTTTATTTGTGTAAAAATTTCTAAATCATATTTTATATGTTCTAACGCAGATTGAGACATAAAGAAATTTATTTTTTCTGGGAAAAATGATTTTAAATTATCGATATTTTTATCAATGTCTAATTTTATAAAAGATGCATTAGTATAATTTTTCCATTTAGAAGATTCTTGTAAGTCTATACCAGTATAAGATGATATAGATTTATTAGACCATTCATATAATTTTTTAAAATAACTTCCCGATCCACATCCAAAATCTAAGATATTTATTTCTCCTAACGTTTTTTTAATTTCTCGCCAATCAATATTCATCCAGAATAAATTGCTTACCGTTCTCGAGGGAGATGAGCCAACTTGGCCGAGTTTATTAAATGAATTATTTAATTGATTTTCATTAAGAGTAAATGTTTTAATTGGAAAGGGTGATGCGGGTTGATTATTAGCTTCTTCATTTAAGCGAACATATAATTTAAGCCGGTCTACGGTCTTTACTGGTTTGTCTCCATTTATATATGTTGACGTTGTTGATCTCTCTCTCACTATGCTTTGTAGGTATTTACATCACTCTTCCGAATTGTACAGCATCATTTTCCGCAGTATTTACATCTTCATTAACATTTAAATCGTTATTCTCCGTAAGAGTAAGAGTATTATAATCTATAGAGACTCGAGTACTACCTGTATTAGAACCAAATCGGTTTTTAATAATACCTATATGAAGCGCATCATCTTCTTCATCTTCTTCTGTTCTCCAAATACTTACTATAACATCTGCAGTGGCTCCTAATCCGTAACTTTCTCCAATCGCCTCTAATCCAGGACCTCCTGCATTATTACCTGTTCCGTATCCTGTTCTATTTACTTGTGTAGCAGAGATAATTGGGCATTCAAAAGTATACGACATTGCTCTTATTTGTTCAGATATACTCTTTATTCGTTCATAAGAATTATTACCATATGTACTTGCTAAAAGATTTAAATAATCGAGTACTATAATATCAGGTTTAAATTTCTTATTAATTAATTTTTTAATAAAACCTTCAAGCTGGATAGGTGTAATAGAGCTTGGAGCGAATTCTTTAATTATCATATTTGCTCTAGGATGGGTTATTTTAAATTTACCTACCTTTTCTCTTAAGTCTTCTACGTGATCATCTAAATGATTTACAGGTAATCCAGTAAGTTTAGATGTAATTCTTTTACAATAAATCATTTCTGACATTTCAAGAGAAACAACTAAAACATTTTTATCTTGGGCCGCAGCATGGCTTGCAATGTTACTTAAAAATATAGACTTTCCAACATTAGTAGGCCCAGCAAAAATATACATACTACGGCCCTGTTCTAGGAAACCTCCTCCTAGTCTTGCATCAAGCCAATCCCACCCGGTTTTAATCTTTTCTTCACGTGTTGTTAGATCGGTAATATGTTGTTCTACATCTTTAAAATAATTATGACCTACATTTGTTGTAATAGAAATATTACATGCTTTTGAGAATTTATCGTAAATACTTTTTACATCTCTTTCTTTATTATCAACGATTTCTAGAAATGTATTAAATACAGCTTGTTCTTGTAAGAATTTCTCTGTATAAGAAAGTAATATATCATTAGATAATTCTACTTCTAAAACATCAGTAATTTTTTTACTTGCTTGATAGTGTTCTTTGAGTTGAGATGTATTTAAATATAATTGTAATTCAGTGAGAGAGGGCCGTCTATTATTTTTTCGATAAAGAGCTTGTATTATTTTAATTATTTGTTGAAAATCTTTATTTTTAAAAAATTTATAATTAAGATTATCAATAATAGAATTTAGATAAACTTCGTCTTCAAGACAATTCTTAAAAACTACCTTTTCTAAATACTCTAAATCTATATCTAAGTAATTACTTTCGTTTGTTAGCATGTTCTAACAGAGCATTATAGAAGTAGTCTTCTGATTTGCTATATTCTTCTGTGTGGTTGAGTAACCCGGGTGATTCATGAATGATGTGAATAGGAGCTGTAGTTAAGCGCAAACCAGCTAAATGACAATCTAAGGAAAATTTTAAATCATAATAATGGAATCCTTTAAGATTAGTATCAAATTTTACTTTCTTCTCAGAAATTGATTTTGTTCGAACTGCAAAAAACACACCATCTAATAATATTACTTCTTTAGGTGTTTGTCCGAAGATTGTAGGAGCATAATCTGTATTATTATAATAATGTGACACTATACCAGACATAGTATCTGGCTTACATAATAAATGCCATAAACAAGGTTTTTGAACTTGTAACTTACTTCCTCCAGCGACACCGATAATATCAAATCCTCGCTTAAACGAATTGCGAATTTCTACTAAGAAATTTATGCTATCAATAAATACATCATCATGTACAAAAAGAATACAGTCATATTTTTTAAAATTTTCCGGGATAAGATAATTATTATAAACGGCGCATAGTCCACTAGTATTTTGATATGTAGGCTTTAAGTCGAAAGTAGTTATAGTGTTTTCTTCGTGATGAGTTAAGCTTTTATATAATTTAGTTGTTTTAAAGCTAGCCTCAGTATGTTCAGTAGCGACTGCTATGAGAGTTTTCATACAAAAAATGGAGAATTTAATTCAAACTTTTGTGTTTGGAAGAATCTATTTTTACTGAAATTAAATTCATATATTACTCCTTCTTCTGCTAATTCCCATCCGGGTAATTGAATAGAACTAAAAGAATTATCATGAGTAAATAATGTTGATCCTGATCTAAAAATTTGTAATCTACCCATGTTTGGTTCATACATCCAACATCCAAATGTACCTTCAAGTTCTGATAACGCGTTTTTAATACCAGACATATATATCAATGGTAATATTACGCTACTATCAACCTTATTTGTTTTACCTTTAAGTTCATATTTTTCTTGTAATTCATTAAAATTTTGTAATACTCCGTTGTGTGCTAAATATGTATTTTTATACGTAAATGGATGAGAAGTATCAGTATTAAATGTTCTAATTTCTGATGTAGGGGATTGTACATGTCCTAGATAATATATACAAAAAGTATTTTCTTCTATGTGTCTGTCAAAATCTTGTTCGTATTTTGTTGCTACTCGGNTGCCGTTTTTCATCCCNCCCGGGAACAACATTGTTACGCTACGTACAAAGTTACCTCTTTCAGAGTTTTTTGTATATAACTCTCTAAANGTTTTAATATCAGTTGAGCCAAAAATTCCACACATATCACTTTAATTGTATGAACTTTGTATCACTTAGGCAACTTAAATCTTTGCAACCTGCATATGAAATAGAGCTTTTAAGAGCTTTTTCGATTTCTGTTAATCTAATATTATATTCTGGTGCTAAGTCTATTTCTATTTGTTTACCTTCAACAAAATTTAATTTATTTCTTTTTTGAGTATACGACGTACTACCATAATATTGCTTACGTCCGTTAATATGTTTTGCGGGTGAGTCAATACACCCTGCAAAAAAAGATCCAACCATTACGCAATCCGCTCCAGCAACTAAAGCTTTTGCAATATCTCCAAATTCTTTACATCCACCGTCTGCCATTATTTTAGCCTTTGGTTTATGTGAGCTAATTTTTAATAATGTTGAAAACATAGGAGTACCAAACCCGGTCTTATACCGCGTAGTACAAATAACTCCAGATCCAATTCCTACTTTAATAACATCTGCTCCTGCATCTTCTAAAAATTGAAACCCATCGTATGTTCCAACGTTACCGGCAATAACTATTGAATTAGGAAAATATTTTTTAACAAACTCAATCATATTACCGACTTTTTGGTGATGACCGTGAGCTACATCAATTGTAATAATATCAATTTTATATTTATTAAGTATAATAGCTTCTAATTGCTCATATGAATCTCGGTTTACTCCTATACTAACGCTTACACAATTACAATTAAGGTCATTAAGTTTCTGTACTGCTTCAAATACATTATCAAACCGATGCATAATATAAAAATAATTATTATCATCTAATTGCTTACAGAGTTCGATGTCTATTACGGTTTTCATATTAGACGGAACTACTGGTAGGTTAAATGAAAACTTTCCTAACTTAAAAGATGTGTCAGCAGCGTTTCGAGTATCTAATTGACTGTATTTTGGTACTAATAAAATATCAGAATATTCTAATTCTTTACCACGGTATATCTGTTCGTTCATATTCAATTGGGTCTTTCATTTTATTGTCTAAAAATCCTTGTATACGAGAACTGCACGCAGTACAATAACCACATGCTAATTCTTTTCCTTCGTAACACGTCCAAGTGTCTTCGAATCTTACACCGTTATCTAGTCCGAGACTGATAATTTCTTTTTTGGATAGATTAATTAATGGCGCTTCTATTTTAATTCTATTTTTACGGTTTAAAGCAGTTAAATGATTAATTTGTTCTAAAAACTCTGCACTACCGTCCCAATATCCTGCTTGACTGTCTACAAGAGCGGATCCATGATACACCGTTTCTGCTCCAACAGATTCTGCATATGAACAAGCAATCGATAACATCATCATATTTCTAAATGGTACATAATTAACAGTTTGGGCATCCCCTAGAACATCTTTCGTATGAGCGACTTTAATTTTATTGTTTGTTAAAGAAGAGGTATTAGCAATTTTTTTGAAAAATTGTATATCTAATATTTTGTGTTGTTCAATAGTGTCATAATTAATTAATTGAAAGCCAGCGAATTGGATTTCTTTACGATGCTTTTGACCGTAATCAAAAGTTATTGCATATACTTCTGACGCGGCTCGTGCTACTATGCTTAATATAACTGAACTATCTAAACCACCTGAAATCGGTACTACGGCTTTACTCATCGTCTTGTTCTAATATAGCGCTATCTTGTAAGGCTTTACCATACCGATATTGCTCATTTATAGAAGATTCTATCTTAGGTAATATATTATTCCACACTTCCTCGTCTTTGCGCCAATTTTTATAGTATCCTAATTTTTTATCTCCCATGCTATATGTA